ATATAGCGACCATCCACACCATCATATTCAAGCAATGGGTCATACCAGTCATTGGCTTCAATCTCCGCCCGGTTGGCTTCGGTGATTTTGGTTTTGGTATAAAAGTAAATCGTGACAAAGCCATTATCCCAATTGACCTGACCATGTGCCCGGCTGGTTTCAATCACCCCATTTTCATCAGCAGTTAAAGTTAGCTGCCCAAATTCAATTGATGCTAAAACCACAGTTAATGATTGCGGTCGGATCGGCATGATCGGTGTTCTAAAACTGATTTTATTGACCGGTAGCAGGTCGGTTGTGGTGGTCAAGGATTCCAAAGTAATCGTGTTATCTGCATTTGGGGTCCATGAGTCGATTTCAACAATACCGGTGCCATATTGAATGACACCAGACTGAATTCCGCTGTTATTGGCCGGATTCACATTACGATACAGCAAGCCAGTACGGTCCAAGAAGGTATCAGCACCGACTTTGAATCGGGCTGAGCCTGTTAGAATCTGCTCATCAAAGCCAGAGGATAAATCCAGCTTTAACTTGTTGGCCGTCACGGTGTGGGTTGCAGAATTGGAGCCGGATGTATCACGGTATTTAACTTGAACATCAATAGTATTAAGGGCTTTTAGTTCAACCTGCTGACCCTGAATGTCTGACGTTTGTGGAGAATAAAAAGACATATTTCCTCGCTAGGCAGCCGCATAGGTAGCCATAGGTGTAAAGGTTTGCACAAATCTGCTTGCTGTACTCTTTGGTGTGACTTCAACTGCGCCAGTGGCATAGATAATGGTGCCTTGCACTTGACCGCGGCTATTCACTAGATTACCCATAGTTGCATTCACCGGCACATCTGTCAGAGTTACAGACCCTGCAATCCCCTCACTGCTTTGAAGTGGAATTTTTAACTCAACACTATTTGGCTGAATTGCTGGTCCGGTACCAATGGTAAAGGTCAGCTTTTGATTTGCAGGCGTAACATCCATCTTGGTTTGTTCAAGTGAGGATCCATAGTTATAGATCACGGAGAAAGCTGTTCCTTTTTGAGGCAACTTGTTTGGAATGATCTTGCCAATACCGGTTGCATAGTTGATTTCACCTGTAGCATCACCAGTAAACTTACCCTGCGCATTAGAGGTTGCCGTTTTCTCTTCACCTTCAAGCATCCAGTTAATCGTAATACCCGGCAAAATACCTGGTCGACCTAAATCAAAATCAAAAGCAGCTTTTTCCACACTTAAATTAGATCGCACGAAAGTGACAATTGGTGTGCCCCAGTTCAGCAAAATCGGCGTATCCACATCCGGTAGTGCACCAGTGGTTAATAGCCATGAACCAGTTTCATAGTTGATCATGCCTGAACCAAAAGATGGACTGGCAGCCTTTAACTGCCCAGATCCATCATCTTTAAGTTCATAGAACTTGCCTTGTGACATATACGAGATGGACAAAGCGCCTGGTGCCGGAATTGGAATTAAAACACCGGTCCAGTTGGTGCTCTGGTTATTTTGAGTCACCGGAATGGCATGACTCTGGTAATACTGATTCGGTGCGGCGGCTGGTTTAAATGTAATATTCAGACTTGCGGTTCCAGCCGGCGCTGCCGCAGCCCACTGAATCAAACCACGCTGATAATCAATCGTGCCTACTTGGGTGCCCTGAGTGTTTTTAAGCAATCCACCTTGATCAGTGATCTGCTGGCCTTGAAGTTTGAATACCACACTCGATGGAATCACTGCAGAGCCGATATAAAGATTCTGACTGACACCAATCACCATATTCGGGTAATTGACCGTGATCGTGCCTTCATTACCCGCAACCAGCACCACGCTTTCACCCGCTGCATTCACAACAATGATCGGTGTTTCAGTCTGAGCCGATGGAATCAGCTGGGCAAAGATGCTTTTGGCATTCACTGTAAATTCACCCACATTGGCATCAGAAGCCAATGCAGTCGATGAATAATACAGACCAGTATCAGCAACAATGGTATCGCGGATGATGGTCTTGGATTTCTCACCGTTGTACCACTGACGCGCTGATAATCCGACAAAGTCAACCTCAAGAGCATCATTCAAGGAATACGTGGCAACCTTGTATTCAACATTTTTACCATCAATGACCATGATTGCAGTACGGGTTTCAACCTTGGTAATACGCACATACTGCTCGCGCTCTAAGACCTTACCTTCATCACTAATCAGAACAATCGTGTCACCAACGGATGATTCAACCTCTTGCGGGAACATAGCCACCTGAAGTGATGACATACCTTTCCAGTGGGTGTCCAGTGGTGTACCTGCGATCTGACCGCCTTTAGCCAGGTAACTCTCTACCCGGTTCTGAGCCGACTGACGTTCATCCGTCCAGTTTTTGGTGCTGAACAATAATGCTGATACGTTTGGATCCTTTGGCAGCTCAGATACAAATACTGTGGCGCCCATCAATAGGTCAGTGTCTTCGGTTGTGACTGCAGGGAAAACTTTCCGCATGGATACATCACCCATGGTTCGATCCATTTCCGACACATCATTGAACAGGTTATTACTAATGCCATCCTGCACCACAACGCCAGAATATTTACCACCGCCATCAGGGTTATCAGTCAAGCGTTCAGACTTGTAAATTACTAAATCCTTGGTTTCAATCGCCATCGTCTAACTCCGTAAAGCGCAAGGTCACATTAAAATAATCATCCAGTGATACCGCTGGAATCCCTTTTACCGGTGCAGCCTCTAAAGCCCCATCCTGGTGGTTAAATTTGACCGTGAATTGTCGGTTGTCATGCGGCTGCTCAAACTGCAGTCTGAAATTTTCATCTTGCAGTTTTGACCACTCCAAAACAGTCCGCAGTTCACGCAACCTGATCCAACCCATCTGTGGATCTGCCGGTTGCAAGGTAATTGGTCGACCCGACTTCTTTTTGCCCTCCTGAATGATCAGAGAGCCATCCATGGCATAACCTTGAGTCTGCTCAATGGCCTTCCAAGAGAATTCATCAGGCCATAAAAAACCGTCCTCTAATGGGACGGTTTCGGATGTTGCTAAGCGAATGAGTTTCATGTTGATTTCGCTATACCTTTTAATTGATTTACCAGACTGGTCATCACATCCTTTTGGCTTGCATCGCCTGTAAGGGATAGGGTTTGACCTCCGAATTGAATGTTGTAATTCACACTATCACCACCCTTACCATAATCTTTAGTTGATGGTACGGAAGGAATAGATGGCGCGTAGTCGTTTAAGCTACTAGATCCAGTTGAAGCCACATTGATACTGCGCATCAATTCATTAATCTTATTGGTACCATGTTGCGTAGTAATGCCTTTTGCAGCTGCCTGATCAAACATCTGATTAATGACAGTATCCAAACCACCAAATGAGCTATTACCATAACTGGCCATCTTGGCATCCCGATCCGCTTCCATGGCTTGCGACCAGATATTACCAGCCAGTTTTTTGGCCTGTGCATCGTCATAACCTTGAGATTTAAGCATAGAGATAACATCATTCTTGTTATAAGAATCATAGTTATCCAGACTACCAAGTGATTTACTTTGCTGCTTCATGGCCTTATCAAATTCGCCTTTGGCCTTATTGACTGCATCAGCCCAGGCTTCAGAGGTTGTTTTAGCTTCCTCTCGTCCCACTTGGCCAGCATGGCGGTAACCATCTGCAATACCGCGTGCAGAATCTCTAACGCGGTGATTAGATTTTTCCCACTCATCCATGGATTTGACGGCAGCAACGCCTGTGTCATCAATCTGAATTTCAAGATTACGCCCAGCATTTGCAGCATTGGTTGCAGCAATAACGCCAGCATCACCAGATGCAGCGGCAGACTGAGCGGCTTTTTCGTAAGCTTTCTGGATACCTTCAGCTGTAGCCTTGCCGCTATCCCGGATTGTGATGTAATCCATCAAAGCTTGTTGAGCGGAAAGCTTGAGCTGCTCTTTGGTCTGAATACCTAGACGCTTGAAAGCTTCGGTTACCGGGTCAATATCATCCGGTAGTCCTTGAGCCTGCAACTTGATAGCAATGAGGCCTTGCTCTACCTGACTTGTTGAAACTTTGCCCTGGTCCCCGAACTCCTGAAGTTTTGCTTTGGCCATATTAATTTCAGCTTGGCTTTTGGCGGTTTCCAGCCATGTCAACCAAGCTTCATAGGTAACCTGCCCAGCCTGCTTTCCCTTAACACCAAGATCATCAAGGCCTGCTGCAAATTTATTAACATTTTTGCCATTTTCTGCAAACTTTTCAGAGACACGATTTAAGGAAACATCCAGATCCAGACCTAAAGCGGTTGCAGCTTTTCGTGCTTTATCAGCTGCGTTTGCCGTACCCTCTGTGGCCTTAGCACCGTCATCCATGGCTTTGACAATTGCTTTGCCAGTACTATCAAACTCAATTTTTAAACCTTGAGCCGCAAGAGTAGTTTGTAGGGTTTTTTGGGTGGCTGCATCCGCTGCTTTTTGAGTACCATCTGCTGCTGCAAGTTGAGCATTTACCCAATCTTGTGCAGCTTTAATCTTAGCCTCAGTGATTTTCTGGCTTTCAGCCTGATATGCTTTTTCCTTAACATCCAACTCAGCAAGGCCTTTTACAGCCTGATCAATTGCAGCCTGATTACCAGTTTTGCGTGCTTCATAGAGCTGCTGCTCTAGCTGAACACGCTCATCACTAATAGCCTTGTAGTCAGCCTTATGCTTTTCCTCTTGAAGCTTTAATTCATTAAGAGTTTTTTGGCTCTCAGCAACCCGTTCTTTATTTGCCTCATCCTCAGTCTGACGAATCTCTCGAATTGCTTCTCTTGTCGCAGATTTGCTTTCAAGCGCAAGTCTATTGGCTTCTCTTCCATTCTTTTCGGCCTGTCTAAACAGAGCATCAGACGCATTCTGAGCCTGTGCAGCAAGATCATCGAACCCTAAGAAATCCAGAACGGCGGCACTAAGTGCATAAATACCTCCTGAAATAAACTGAATACCCGCAAGGAGTAACTTAAGAGCAATG